CCCGCCTTCCAGGCGGTGCTCGCGCTCGCCCTCGTCTTCGCGCTGCGCGCCGCGATCACGCGCCGCGTCGGCGAACCGTACTGGACCGTCGCCCTGCACCCGGCGGCGGTGGCGGTGGCGCTCGCCATCCAGTGGACGGCGCTGACGCGCGCCCTGCTCGGACGCAAGGAAGGCTGGAAGGGGCGCGACTACGCCGCGCCGGAGGCGCCGTGAGCGCGCCGGCGGCCTCGGCCGGGGTCGGCCCGCCGACGCGGGACCATGATGCGGAGAACTTCCCCGTCGCCCCGCGCCTGCGCCTGCGCCTGCGCCTGCGCCTGCGCCTGCGCCTGCGCCCGCGCCCGCGCCTGCACCCGCGCCTGCGCCTACGCCTGCGCCTACGCCTGCACCGTCGTATGCTGTAGGCCCGGTGCCGCCCTCTTACCTGGGCATGCCCGCGTCGATCCTCAAGGATAATGATCCTCAAGGCGATGCCGCGCGCCAGGCCGTCGCCCAGGCCCTGCGCGAGGCGGGCGTGGAAGAACGCAGTAAGCAAGACATTATCCTAAAATCGCTTGGCATTAGCGCCTTTAGCCATTTTGCAGGCACGGTAGGGGCGTTGATTGATATCATCAACCCCTCCGACACGCTTCTGTAACGTAATGTGTAGACCATCGGGGGCGCAAGCCCCCTTTAGTAAAGGACAAGCATATGACTAAACTGTATGATGATCCACGTCTCCACCAAGTTGCAGCATGGATCGCAGACCAACTGCCAGATGTGTATTGTCAAGACGACCTCGACCGCTTTATAGACCTCGCAGACGCCCAATTCGACTTGGGCCTCAGCGGGGCTGCCGCCGGCGCTTTGGCGCATCTCGTCGAACAGATGCGCCGCACCACCTCCAACCACGACCACACCTGCGCTGTGTGGTTTGCGACCGTCATCAGGCCGGGCGAGGACGACCTCCACAACGCATCGCTCGATCGCGACGCTGCTATCGCCTGGGCCAACCTCAAAATCAGCCCGTCTGCCAAGCTGGTCCGCACCCGTAATTTTGGCAACGCCTTCGTGCTGACCCGCCTCGATGATGACCGTTATCTGGCGATCATCACCTGTCTTAGTGCCGCAAAGGACTGATGCCATGTACATGACCTGTCAGGATGCAGCGGCATATTGCCGCGCGCATGGGCGGCCAGACCTCAATGTTCGTATCATCCGCCACTACGCCTTGCGCGGGATTGTTGAGGCGATCAAGAGCAGAGACAAGAAAACAGCCGCTTGGCTGGTCAACGTCAACGATCTCATGATCATGCCCAGGGTAAGGCGTGGCGCGCCTAAAAGGGCCAATCTAGGCTAACCTAAAAGGGTCAATCTAGGATAAAAAGGGGGGAACTTCTGAGAGCCATCCCCCCCTTTTTAGCGTGTCTACAGCGTGTAGACAACGCGAGAGCTATTTATACAGGGTTACCCAGCGGGTGTTAAAGCGCGCGCAGACGTTGTCGTCGTTGATGCAGACGCGCCATCTCATGAAGAGGATGGGCTTGACTGCGCTGGCGATGGTGCTGATGGTGATGATGGCTGGGGTGATGGTGCTAGTCATGTAGTCTTGATCATCCATGCGATAGTCCATGCGATCCTCCTTTGGTTTGCAATCATTATACCACTTTAACGCCCAAAGCCCCTTGCCAGAGGGGCTTTGGTTGCGGGGAAAGGAGTAAACCCGCTCGTAATGAGGCTTAGGGCGTCCCCTAGTAGCCGGATAATCAATCCGCGCTGGCACGCGCCTATAGTGTACTACAGATCACCCTTGCGCACAAGGGGCTTGCACTCCGATCGCTAGGCAAAAAAAAGGGGCGGTTGCCCGCCCCTGCTACCCCCCCTGATTACAACCAGGGGTTCTGTTCCAAGATGGCCCGCTGGGCGCGCTTGTTTCCCGTCCAAAACGCCAGGTTATAATGGCGTTTTACCAACTCTCGCTTCAGGTCCATGTAGACGGTCAGGTGGGCTTCCCAGAGAGTACCGAATTCGCAAGATTCAATATCCTTTTTGGCGCCGCGCGCCAGGGCGCGCAGGGCCTCGATCTCGCGCCGAGTTATTCGGGCGTAACCGCGACGGCGCGCGTCGTCGATCATCTCGGCAACGGCCGATGCGCGCTTGCGCGCCTCACGACGGACGGCGGCGGTGGTGGGGGCGGCGCTGTTGCTGCTGGTGGTGGTGGTGGTGGTGGTCATTTTTTGCTTCTCCTTTTTACTTGACTATGCCATTATTTTATATCAGGAGCGATATAGTGTCAACTCCTTTTTGCCAAATTGGCAACGTCCCCCTATTTTTTAGGGGGGGTAGGGTAAATATAAGCGGCCCAGCACGATCCTTGTGCTGGGCTTGCGCTTTGCTGGGCGTGTTGTGTTGCTTTCAGGTGTTTTGGGGCGGGGTTAGGATGATCTTACCCGTCTCCGGGTCGACCTCTACCCCCCACCCCGATGCTTTGGCGATCTCGGCGATAGCCAGATCATCCAGCTTGTTGGGCGTCCTGCTGGCTAGGTCTGCGCCAATAGGCAAGGCGACGCGCGCGCCCGCGTCTAGGATCGTCTTGATAAGCTCGACGAATGCCGGGAGCGGGATACCCTGGGCGGCCTGCTGGCTAGTGTAAGCTGCTAGAGCGAGCGCGCCCAGGCCGATAACCACCACCGCGCCAACGCCAATCACCAAAAGGGCGGAGTTGGTTTGCAACACGGGCTTCATCTCGCTCGCCGTCCCTTCTGCCGCCGTCCCTCCTGCCGCCAAAGGTTGTGCCTGCGCCTGCGCGAGCGCGCCTACGCTTAGCATCCACGCAAAGGTCAGACCAATCACCCATGCCCTAAAAGCCTTCATCTTCATGTTCATGTCCTTCATTATGTTCTCCGTCATCGATCAATCCTTGCCTTATTGTAACAGCTGCGCGATCGCGAGCAAGACGCCTTCGCCCAGCCCGCCAAGCGCTATAAGCGCCGCGATGATGAGCAAGGCATTTTGCGGCCTTAGGATGGCGCGCATGATGTTAAGTACAGCTTTTATGCGCGCGGCGTCGCGGCGTTCAAACCGAGCCTCGGTCGCGGCCCGCGTCGTCAGGCGCGTCACGTCTAGGCGCAGCGCTTGTGCCTCTGCGGCCTGCGCGTCGATTTTTACTGCCAGACCACGCATGAGGTCTAGCGCATCTGTTCTAAACGTTTGCCAAAGCTCTACAGACGCCGCGTTCTGTGCGCTGATTGTCGTCAACATTGAGATCTGCGATGTGAGGTTGTTGATCTGCTCCCTCACTTGTACAAGTTGGTCGTCTTTTAGCCGATCTCGATCGGCTAACATCGTGACGTGGGCTTTTAGCTCAGTGAACAACATTTGCATGCGCGTGTCCTGTGCGTTGATGGTGATAGCGAGTTGCTCTAACAGGTTGCGGATGCTGGCCATGCCCAGGCTAATCTGGTTTTCAAGCGCTCCAATCGACGCTATCCGATCTGAGCGCTCAGCTTCGATCAACACATAAAGCCGCTTGACCTCCGCTCGCAACTGCTCCAGATCGCGCTGCACGCCGTCAATGTCCATCTCATCCTCCTGTCCGCCTCGCAACTAGTTAGCCCACCTTTTGCAGGATAATTTGCATGTAAACCTCGTCTCCGACTGCCGCAATGTTTAGCGCAAATCCCAAATATGCCGTATTGTTTGAATAAGCCTGAATAGCAAATTCATCTGTGCCGTTGGAGGTAAAAAAAGCAGGTAATATGAATTGTGCAGAGTTAGAAGGGGTCAAAGTGTTTGTAGACCGTGTTATTGTTGTCGATGACGTAACATTTTGGAGGCGCAATGCGACCTTCAAACTGCCAGATCCTAGCTGCACTATAGCCCACATCAGATATGTTCCCGCAATCGGCTTGAACTTATTGCTGGATATAGTAACAATGCTATCGGGGTCTGAAGTCTCGGTGTTGAGCGTAAGGGTTGTCCACGTTGCTGCAGGGATGGTTTGAGCTGCGCCATTTTGCGGCACCTGATAGCGAAGTTCAGCAAAGCTGGATCCGCCGCCGCTCCCGCCCAGCTGCGTCTCCAGCCCCGCGTCATTCCGTTGATACAAGTTGCCGTCGCTCTTGGCGTAAAGCGCGACTTTGTTGGCAGGTGGCGTTGGCGGCGATGAGGGTTGCTCGTCTAGGATAATGCGTGTTCCTTCAATTTTGATCGTCATCACGTCCTCCAGTGCTTTGACCCGATTATATCACACATAGCTCGCCGATGACCTCCATCGATCCTGTAACGATGGTTAAGGCGTCGTAGTAGATGGCTTGTTTATCCGGCCATATTCTTTCGTGCTTGCGCACGACCTGCGGGTTGCCGTTGCGCTGCGCACGACTGATGATCTGCCTAATATCAGGGCCGATGTTTTTGCTGTCGATGTTGACGTTAGCGTCGCGCAATACAAACGTGCCTAGCGGGATGCTGTCTGGTGGACGCTCATCGTCCGCCTCCTGATAGTCGGTGAAGTCGATCGGAACGGTCATGGATTGCGCCACGCTTTGCGTGACCACCAGCCCGTTGGTATACGTGTCTAGCCAAATGACCACGACGCGGTGCTGAGACGATGCTGGGACGTAGGGTGCTAGATCAAGCAGCGACGAAGGGCCTGATGGGCCGTGCAACATCTTCAAATTGCCGTCGTGGTCATCATAGATCAGGGTTTGCCACGTCACCTTCGACGATGGGTTAGACGCCGTACCAACAGGACGCACCTGCCCGACGACCACTTGATCAGGGTAGACCATGCGCGTTTGTGGGTTTAGCGGATTGGCGGCGCGCGGGCTGATGCCGGCTGCGGCAAGGCCCTTCACATCGGCCCGCATGATGCAAAGCTCCCCATAATCATCATAGCCAACGCGCACCTGCGCACCATCATATTCGGGCAAAGCTACAGGCAAGACGTTAGCGCTCACAGGGCTGCTCATCGTCGCGTACCCGTTGCTATTAGCCCCTGCTGCAAATCTCACATACGCCCGCGTCCCGTTCGACCCAGGTACGTATATCCTGCCTTGACCATCCCCTAAGTATGCCAGCCTCGTCTCGCGCCACTTAAGCACACGACGACGAGCGCCTTCGATGATCGGCATATCCATCAGATCACCTCTCTGGGGCAAACCCTGATGATAAGATAGGTGCGCGGGCGAGTGGATACGTAGGACGGATTTTCGTACCGAAACGCGATGTTGGGGATTGTGGGCGTGACCTGAAATGTGTAGGCGCTTGTCGGGGTGAAGTTCGATGGCGCTGGCACTTTGACGCTATTGAAAAACAGACCGTCACCAGACCCCATGACCAACGCTGGGGACGATCCATCGAGCGGCCACTCGTAAAACGCATCGTACAGCCTCGCGTCCCCATGCACAATCTCGAACTTATTAACCGCAAGCACACAAAAGGTTTGCGTGACAGACGCGGTTAACTCGATCTTGTCGATCACGTCGTTAGGCGTGATCTGATACAGTACAAACCCACCTGTATTAGGCATGCTAGTTTGCAACTCGCTGATAACCACTGACCCATACGACGCCTTTAGGGTTAACGGGCTGGCAGTCGTTGGTGTCCCGTTGATCCCAACCCAAAAGTTCACTGCGCTCGTATACAGACTCGGCAGCGTTATCGTTATAGCAATGTCCGTCGTCTGCATTGATGACCCACCGACGTACTGGCCATACCCTGGCAACGCAATGTTCATCAGTGGTTTGGTCGATGTAAAACCCCATTGTGCAGGCGGGACGAACGGGCTGCTCAGATTGGTGTATTGCCATGACGTGCTGATGGGCGTACCTGCCGTGTTGACAAAGCTTCCCAAGACCTCCACGTCGTAGGTCTTAAAGGAGATGGGAGTAAATTGGACGTTGACCGTGTGGTTTGTCCACGTTGGGACGTTGATGACCTCGCAGCCCGATCCTGCTGGGTAACGATTCCCTGGGGGGGTGCCACGCCCCAGGTCTTGTGACAAGGGGCTGTAGTTTAGATCAAGGGCGCTGGTGGTAGGGCTGTTCCACGGGCGGTCTAGGGTGTCGAACGGCCCAACGGCGGGGATGTTGGGGTGTGGGATGTCGGCGCTGGTGGCTAGTTGCGTGGCCAGCACCTGTGCATTACCCCCGCGCGTCTCGATTTGCAGCGTCGCCGAGACCGTCCGCACCCCCTCCGCGCTATCAACATCTACTGACAGGTCGATCAGTTGCCAGCGCTCGTTGGTAAAGGGCTTGCCCAGGATGTTGTCGATTGACGATAGCTGGAGGATAAACCATTGATCGTTGGCAGGTACAAGGTCACTGTAGCTATCGATAAGCTCTACTGCGATTGTGATCCCTCGATTGATGTAAGCAAACTCGTGGCCTGCCCGCTCGACAAGCTCGGTTTTGCGTGCCGCGTCCGACGTGTCGGCCTTGAGGATTTGGCTACCTACTGTCCGTTCTTCGCCGCTATACAACGCCGCCACCGCTGGTGCTTTGGCCATATAGGCCGTCGTTACATCAGTGCTGCTCGTGTAGCCAATGGCAGGCAAAATCAGGCTGCCAACGGGGGGTGTGTGCGTGGTCTTGATGGATATGCTCAGCACGTCCCGCGTCGTCAACGTGGTAATGGTAGGCAAGGCGTTTCTCGCCGCCGTGCTAAGGTAACACCCGTTGCGCGCAGCCCTAATCTCCCCGCTAGGCGCAAAGGTGGGTTGCGCGTTGTAGCGCCTCAAAAGCTCTACCATTAGCTCAAGCGCCTGATATTGCTCCAAATCGAGGTCATCAGTGGTGTAATCCGCGTCGGTAGTCTCCCATTGCACGGCACATAGGTTAAGCAGGGTCGTATGCCACGCAAGGGCATAGGTGAGGACGCGGGCAGGTGTTGGGCTGGCAATCTCGCCCCAGGTCGACGGCGAGGCCTTGCGCACCAGGCGCGCCGATGGGATTTTAAGCCGCCCTAAAATGGTCGCAAACCCATAAGCGTTCACCCTCGCGGCTTTGGTCTGCCCATAGCTCTCGTCGCCCGACAGCGTAGCCTCGTCATCTTGCAGATAGCCCACAAAATCCACCGTCGTCGCGCTCGATCCATCCCCATATCGATGCTCGCTCCAAATTGTGATCCGCGTGCCAGGCAGCACATTTGTTAGACCATCGAACCACTCGATCTGGGCGTTGATCCCATCGTCCCAACTCGCGCTGATTGACGCCCCCTCGGTCGAGCGCAACAGCTGCCCGTCGCTGGCGCTATCAGGGTTGCCAACCCATACGGTCATGCAAAACCGTGTCGTCACGTTGTTGCTGTCGGTGACGCGCAGGATCACCCATCGATAACCAACGGGAAACGAGACCGTGATGTTTTGCGTGGTCGTCGATCCTACCGTGATCGTCCCGTCCGCTACGTCCCACAACCAACTGCTGATCGACGCGCCAGCCGCCATCGCCTGCGCAATAGGGGCAAAGGCCAGACTCGCCGATGACCCTGTCGTGGGCAAAACATAGCTCGATTGCAGATTGGTGATGACCGGCGGGATATTTTGGTAGGGTAGGTCAAAGTCCTTATAGCTCTCGCTAGGGCCGATGATCCGCTCCAACCGCTCGACCAAGTCGTATTGATCGATCACCGAGACGTAATGCGAGGTTTGCAGCGCAAATGAGGTCTCGTTGATGTAAAACACGCTTGAGGTAGGCAGCTTGCGCACGCGGCCACGAAACAGGATGTTGCTCATCGCAGTATCTGTGCTGATGATGACCAGTTGCCCCTCTTTGACCGCGTTGAAGCTGCCGATAGATACCGAACCATAGCTAAACTGGGCGTAGGTTAGACCCGCTGGCACGGCGCTGGGCTGGCAGCGGAAGATGACGGTTGCGGGATTGGCCACGATGAACTGCCTTGCGCTGTAACCATCCGCTCGCCGCGCCGCCTGATTGCTGATGACCGCGTTAAAGGGCATGCCACACCTCTTAAGTCGCTTGGCTAATTAACACAAAATGCCAGTCTAATAGATAGGCGGCTGTGGGTATGGAAGGGGTGGCGGACACGCGGTACTCCATCTCGGCTGGATCGGGAAACCAGACGTAAGCGTTCCAGTTCGACCACATCGTCCCACCCGTCGTCGTCCGCACCGTTACCCCCCCCGCAACCTCATACGTGGTTTTCAGGTAATTATACTGCGCTAGGCTAACCCAGCTGCGCCAGACAACGCGCCTCAGCCCTACCACGTGCGCCTGCCCGTTAGCCCTAAAGCGCCGCTGACCAGATGTATATTGGTAGATGGTTTGCGGGGCGTAAAGCGCCACGCCCCCTACCGTGATCGACGTAACGAGGGTTAGGCCAGCAACGTTGTTTTGCCCAACGGCGATCTTGGCGTCAAACGTGTAGCTCATATCAGCCCCACCCGCCTCATCTGCTGCACAACCGATCCTGCCACCGCCCCAGGGTTCATCGCGCCGTTGACGTTGATGTTGATGCCGCCCCCAGCCCTAGGCTGGGGTTGCGCGACGGGGCTTGGGCCGCTAGGCGCGCCAGCCCCGGACGCGGCTCTGGCAAGCTGCTGATACAACCCTAACTCTGCTGCAAACTTCTCCTGCAAAAGCTCCAACTCTTTTTGGTACGCTTCGCGCACCATTTGCAACGCCTTCACCCGCGCCTCGCGCGCGTCCCTTATTTCCCGCGCCTGGGCCTCCCTAGCATCAACCTGGGCGCGCTGATAATCCGCCAATCGCTCAGCCCGTTGACGCCTCAAGTTTTCTGCCAGATCATTCAACACCTGCTGATTGCTTCGCCTCGCGTCCTCGAGAGCTTGCTGGTTTTTAAGTTCTTCATCGGCCAATTGCTCTTTGCCTGCCTCTACCGCTTTGGCCAGTGCAAGCGCGTCTTGATTGCGCACCGCGTCCTCAATCGACCGATTGGCGTCGCGCCTGATTTTATCCAGGTTGCGCTGATGGTTGATTGTGCGCTCAATGTCTCTGCGGTTAAACTCGTTCAGCTTGTCCTGCCGAGCAAGCTCCGCTTTTTGCTGCATGTCTACCATGTCCTTCGATAGCGCTTTGGCCATATCCACCGCATTGTCGCGCGCCTTTTTGGCGATGTTGCTCAGCGAGTCCTGATATCCCCGCTCCGCCGACTCCAACCCGTCCTGCATTTTCCGTTCAGCATTCCGATACATCTCCGCAGCCTGCTCCGCCTTCCGCGCCGCTTGCTCTTGCGCCTGCGCCGCCTTCTGCGCCGCTTTCTCCTGCTCTTTAGCCGACTCCTCCTGCACCTTCGCTGCCTCTTTGGCGGCGTCCTTTGCATCACTGGCCGCAAATTTTCCCTCCGCCAGCGCCTGGCTGTAGGCTTCAATCGTCCCTCTAGCTGCATTGAGGTTATCCGACGCTTTGGCGATAGCGTCAGAAACGACCTGGAATTTAGGATCGGTCATTGAGATGGTCTCAAGCAGAGCTTGTAGGCGCACAATCTCAGCCTGCTGATACTCGGCGTTCAGCCGCGCCCGCTCGATCAGCCCTTGTGCCTCTACCGAGGTCATGCCGTTAACAATGTCGCTGATGACGTTTTGCTGGGCGTCAAGCTCAGCCCGCAAAACATTTGCCGCTTCATTAGCCGCCAAAGCCGCCGATTCCAGCGCCTTTTCCAGCTGACGACTTTCGGCTTCCATCTCTTTGACGGCATCTTTAGACTTATTAATCTGCTCGATAAGAGCCTCTTCCTCATAGCTTGTTGCTTTTAGGACGGGCGCTAAAAGCCCAGCGCTGTTGATGTTTGCGGCGTATTGCTGCTCCAACTCGGCGAGCAAATCTGCCTCGGCTTGGCGCTTGCGGTTTAGTTCAGCAAAACGCGCCTCGGCCTCGCCCACTGTCATACCCTCGGCGACCTGCTGCCCCACGCGCCGCATAGCCTCCACGACCTCGCTCAACTCCTGCGCCCTCTTTTGGCTTTCCTGGGCAAAGTGAGCTATCGCAACCCCCACGACCGCAAGTGCAGCTCCAACTGCAAGGCCCAAAGGGCCAAGCTCATTCACCGCCCCTCCAATTGCCGATGGTAACCCGACAAACGCCTGCTTGAGCATCGAGAGCGTCTCGATCGTTTCGGGTATTTCGGTAATTGTGGTGATCCCATCCGCGATTGGGCTGTCGCTGAAAGGCTTGCTGATCGCTTCGCCGGCGCTTTTAATTGCAGACCCGACGTTGGTAGTTTTGGGTTGTTCCTTCCCCGATTTTGTAGTTTCGGGTTGTTCCAGAGCTTTCGCTTCATCTGCCGCCGCTTTCCCCGCGTCCCGAAACTCTTTAATCGCTCGAATCATCCCGTCGATGGATTGACTGGCTTGTTCCTCGGCGTCGGAGAAAGCGTCGCCTAATTTAAGGACGCTTTGGCGCGCGGCTTTTTGTGCATCGGCAATCTCAGACGATCCTTTGATTGCTGCGCGCGTCATGCCATCGATAGATTGCATGGCCGTCTTGACGCGCTTCAAAGCCGCCTTGTCAACCTCGACCTCCAACCGAACCTGCATCTCGTTGTCGGCCATCAGCGCCTCCTGCGGCTTAGGCGGTTGCTAAGATCGTCCAACTCGACCTGCAACCTAAAAAATTCATCGAGTAGGTTAAACATGGCAAACTCGTCGAGCAACCAAGCGGGCTGATCCATGTAACCCCCAGCGTAGGGTAGGCACTGGTAGTTGCTGGCGCGCCAAAACGACCAGGCTTCATAGGCGGCCTCCGACTTGGGCCGCCAGCCCACAAGCGCCTGCTCGATCTGCACGATCCGCTGATGCACCATGATAGCCTGCTGCTCCTCTGGCGCGGTCTCTCGCATGACGCGCCACCTGATCCGATCCTGGATGCTTGTTAGTAAGCGCTCACTTTTGGGTTATCAGCCCCCCCCTCCACCTGACTCAACGCCCCTTGCCACACCTCCATCCATGCTGCATGATCATCGATCCACGCCTTCCACGTTGCATAAGCCCGATGGATGACAGGCATAGGGGCGTCAACGCTAACCAGCCACGCCAGACCATCCCCCGACACCGTTTGCAACGCCGCCACAAATTGCGTGACCATCATCCAACTAACCGGGTTTAGGTTGTCCTCTAGGCTGTTGAGGTCGTAGCCCAGCGCTCGGAGGAGGGCGGCGTGGAGGCTTGGCGCGACCTGATCCCGCTGATGTTTGGTGCGGGCGCGCACCCGATAGGTTGTGCCGTCGTACTCAAAGGTGGTCATGGTGGTCATGGCTGCATCCTAGCACGAGTACTCAAACTGGTAGCGGATGACGACTGCTTCTGCCGCCGCAGGGTTTGTGACGAAGGTTACCACTTTATTTGTGGTGTTGACCGTATAATCTGTCGTGTACGCTTTAGCCGTCCCGTTGCCCCAAACCTGCACTGCCGTGCCATTAGCAGCTACAGGCGTCTCGTCGAGCGTCACAGTCTGACTGGCAGCCCCTGTGCCGCGATAGGCATGATAGGTGACGGGGTATGGGCTAAAATAGCGCGTGCCAATGGATTGCTCCCGCCCCCAAGTCGCAGACGTGATGGTCTCGCCCCAGGGCGTCGTCGTGGCGTCAAACATGGACAAGGATGCAGACCACTGGCTCACTATCGCGGGATCACTGCCGTTTAGCTCGGCGAAGCCCTGGACGAAGGCGTTGACATTCCAGAACTCATGCACCGTCCAGCCCGACTGCCCTGCCGTGCCAGCCTCCTGCGAGACGCCAAACGAATTGACAACGATCACGAGGGGGTTAAAGGTGGCGCATGACGGAGTTATGGCGATTTGGTCGTAGTTGCCTGACGTGACGATTTTGTAGCCGTTGGCCAGCACGGCGAAGTTATCATCGGCCGCGACGAAGCCCGCCGCGCCGCTGGGCGTGTCGGTGGATGGTGACATAAACCCCCCAGGGAGCTTACCACCATCCCCGATGATGGATACCGCAGCGGCTTCAGGGATGGTGACGCTGATGGTCGCCATCCCCTTCAGCCGCCCCATCCCCTGCCCACTACCGTTGGCCAGCACAGTAGCCGTCGTGCCGTTAAAATACGCGCCCACAAGTCCACCATAAAACGTGACCTTGCTAACGCCCTGACTATATTGTCCGATGTTGACAGGTGGCATTTAATCCTCTCCTCGATCATCCAAAAGCAAGTCCAAAGATGCTGCGATCTGCTCGCGCAAGGCCTCGTCATGTCTTTCTAACGCTTTGTTAAGCACGCGGTAAAAATAGCCGTCGCGCAGGTAAAACGTCACCGCGTGACGCCCGCGCACCAACTCTCCAGTCACCGCGCAAACGAGCGGCTCGCGCTTGCTCGGCGCATGGCCGATGTGGTCAGGTAATATCATATCGTCCTCCCATCCTTACATGTCCTCATCATAGCACGGTTTTGACGCCCCGCTTCGACCTCTCATCTCAATAGCTCAGACTTTCATCTGCGCTCGCCGCCTTAGCACGATGTGAGCAACAGATTGACGACCAATGTCCAGCGCCAGCCCCACCAAGCCTGCTGGGGGGTGCTTTGCGTGGGCAGGTTAAGGGGCGCGATGAGGCCTGTGCTATCGGTGATGGTTGCGCCTGTGACGTGATCCAACGTCGCGCGCGTGATGGGGTGTTCAAGGCGGGGCGCGTCGTCGAAGGCGGCCACCAACTTGTCGGCGAGGTCATACGCCGCGTCCTCCTGGAGCGTCGTCAACCCCTCGCCGACGCGCGCCACATAGGCCGTGATCTGCCAACTGACCGTCACCGCATACAGCCCCGCCGACGCGGTGGTGCGCCGGGAGGTGCGCGGCAGGTTGCTTAGGATTGGCGCTTCATACGCCTGCCCCATGCTGGGCTGCGCTGTCAGCGCCACCGTAGGGGATTGTCCACTGGCCAGCACGATCGCGCCTTCAATCGCTCGCAATCGCTGCGCAACGTTACGATAGTTCATCTCGATCAATCCTTAAGCATCATGCCTAATTGGGCAATATATTGATCAATAAAGAGATCGACGCGGTCTGATGCTGTTTGCCAGCCCGTGTTCGAATGGAATTTTTGCTTGTAGGTGGTGCGCGGCCCGATGACCTGTGACAAGCCGCCCACAACAAAGCGGGCTGTTGGGCTGCTTGTCTCGATGGTGATTGTAAAGCGCCCCTCATCCCGCGTCCCCTCCACCGACCACGACCGCCCAAGCGCGCCCGTGCGCCGGTAAGGAATGCCTGCACCAAAGCCGTCCGTCGCAAAAAAAGCGCGTCGCTGCCGCTCGCTTGTCCACTCAATAGGGTATTTAACCTCCCCAGGATACTTGCGCAGGTCGTCCTCCAACTCCCCCGACAGGTCATCATAAACCTCTCGCGCCGCCGTCATCAGATCGTCGGATAGACGGTCTGCAAACAGGGTAAAGGTCTGGGCGTCCTGTGATGGGATGGATAAAGTGACCTTGATCATGCAGTGCCTACTTGCAAGCGTCGGTATTTGCGGATGATGTTGCGCACGTCAACGGGTAGCTGCTGGACGACCATCGAGCCATCGGGAAGCTCGATGTTGCCTACCATCGCCCTCGATTGATAGGCCCATGCGGCTAGACGGGAGGTGGCGTAAGCGATGTCGGGCAGGATGGCATAGGTTTGTAGCGTCGGGGCAATGTGCGTTGCTGGCGTCGTCCCGTTCACCCCCCGCTTTACCGTGATCGTATGCGTAGGTGTCGTCGTCCGAGCCACCACTTGGATGTACTCATCATTGATCTTGACATAGCTCAGCAACTCGTAGCGCGCCGCGTCCGATACCGCGATGGTGGTCTGGGTACTGCTGACCGTGCCGACCAGCGTCTCGACCACCACCCACATCTGAGACGCTTGCACGTGATAGCCCCAAATGCCCGTGATCGTGATCCCGCTCGTATAATCTGATGGTGTAAAGGGCTGGCCTAAGCCGGGCTTAAACCCTATCTCGGTGGTGGGCAGGGCGTTAGATGGTAGCGGTCGCCAATCGGCGGCTTGCAGCACCACGCCCCCCCACTGCACCTCGATAGCGACGAGTAGGTCGTCGGGCAGGATAAGGCGGTTGCGGTAGGTGGGCCTGTCGTCTAGCATGTCCCTAAAGTAGATGGTTTTTGCGGCGCGATATGGCACGAACGACCTGCCCGTCTCCAGGCTGATGATCTGGCTTGCCTGCGGGATGAGGTCGAGCATTAGGAGGTCGTAAAAATCTTTGTACTCGGCTGCGGCGTAGGATGGGGTTAAGCTAGGATCAGCTTTTGATAGCAGGCGGATGACCGCATCTGGGCTGGTATAGCTGCTGACGTAGACCATCCATCACCCCCGCTTCAAGCCGCGCCTGACCTTCATCAGGTTCAGGTCTTGACCTTCAGCGGCGGCGGCATCAGGGACTTGATCACTCATCAGCACCGCAACCGCAAAGCCCATGTTGACCAAGTAGAGCATCGTCGTTTTAGGCATTTGGGACTCGTCATAGTCGCCAGGGGCATAATACACCTGATCCGACATGACACCTCTATAGCCATGCAAAAGCTTGACCTTCATCATGCGCCTCCTGGCCTGATTTGCAGCAGCACCACCACCGCATCAGTGAGGGGGTTGCAATCGGCAACCACCACCTGCACTCGGCACAGATCAATGTAGATTGGCGTCATAACCGTTGTGGATACCACGCCCAGGGTGCTGCTGGCAAAGGCGCGCGGGTAGTGAGTTGCGTTGGTGTTGGCATTGGCGAGGGTAAGCAAGTCGCGCTCCATGCCGCCAAGCTCGCTGATGGTTACGTCGGTGGTGACAGGTGCGCTGGCGTGATACGTCAACCTGACAGCCTCCAACCATCCTGCAACAACATCACTCGCCGATGATCCTACCGCTGATCCACTTGCTCCCGTCGTCGTAACCTTGATTTGTACGATCATCACATAGCCTTTCCAGGGGGGGGTGCATCCCCCCTTACGTGCTTAGCCCAGCGTCACGCCAAGCATGCCGCCAACGGTGTACCACACCCCCTGATACGCCGTGATCGTAAAGCCGTTGCCGCGCGCCGCCCCGAACGTGGCCACGTCACTAGACGTACTGTTGCCGTTAAACCCCGCTGCGTACGTCACCGTGTGGGCATGCGGGGTAGTAGACACGATGTTCAGCACTGCCCCATCCATCGACAGGGGCGGGTTTGCGATTGTGAGGGCAGCTGCCGAGCCTTTGCTAATATACACCGTGCCATGTGCGATGGTGATTGCCCCGTCTGCACCCATGACCTGATATGCCTGGGGCAGAGGATCACCATTTGCAAAGTTGGGGATAAACCGCTGCGTGATGGACATATGACCTCCTATGTGCTACGTGATGTTGACATTAAGGCTATCGATCACCCACCAGCGCAGGTTGTAGGCCAGTAAGGTGACGCGATTGAGGGCGACGGCGGTGAAGGTGGCGGTTGTGCCTGCAGCGTTGAACGGGCCTGTGATGGTGTGGGCGGCGGCGCTAGTGGAAAGCACGATGATGACCATGCCAGCCTGTGAGGCCGTTGGTGCCGCCAAAGTGATGTTAGCCGCCGTTGCTTTGGTCAAGACGACCGAGCCATTGCGTACTGTGATTGCCCCATCCCCAGGGATGACCTGCAAGGGGTTAACCACGCCCCCGCTCGCCGTGACTTGGCCAGCGATGAGGGCTGTGCCGTCAACCTCTAGCGCGCCCGTGACCTCCAGGTTGCGCACGCGGGATGACGTATCGGCTTTGATAGTGCTTTGCGTAGGGGTAACCGGCATGATGATCCTCTCCGTTTAAGGGGGGGTAAGCCCCCCCCGATGGTCATTACGCATAGCTGCCGACGTTGTACGCCAGAGCTGCCGCGTTGTTGCCGCGCGCCACCACGCCAATGCGCATAGTAGCTACAGCAGTCGTTGTGCCACTTAGCAAGTCGTATTGCGTGCCAAACGTGATCTGACGCTTGTAGGCGACGCCCCAATAAGGGGCATAGACCAACAAGATCGTGCCGCGCGTGTTGTTGGAAGGGGTTGCGCTCACGCGCCCGTTTGCAGCGGTGCGGGGCATGAAGCCGTTGACGTTTACATCGATCCCGTAGATGTTTTGCAGCATGCCGCTCGTGATGGTGGCTGCGGTGCGGCGCACGTCATCGGTCGCGATCTCTGGCAGGGCGAGCGAGGCGATCTCGGTGTCGGGGTCGATGATAAATAGCAGGCGCTCGCGGAACTGGCGCAGTTCGCCTGGCAGGAGGCTCAGGACGGTGCGATAGGTGGTGATAGACAGGCTGTTGGCGGCATCAGTGGCCTGGGCAGGTGCGGTGATGAGCGGCAGCTTACGGAAGCCGTCGGTGGCCAGATAATATGGACTGTTGATGCCCGTCCCAGGTGTGCCGTCGCCAATGTTGATGTTCGTGTTGGCCGCCGTAGCCGTGTCGCCGTTAATGATGAGTTGGTCGCGCGTCTCGCGGATTTTGAGGCCTATCTGACGGTTGACCTGCGCGGCAACGTCGATCACGCTATCCTCAGATAGCACATCTGTCCACGCCGTGAGGATACTCACTTCCTTAGGGCTGACCTCCACCACGCCCGTGCCGAAGTAGTTGATGTTGCCCGTGACCTCAGGGCGGCCAGTCGCGTCGGTCGAGGTCGCTTGTGGTCGCGTGTAGGCAATGGGGTCACTGCCCTCCGTCGGGAAGTTGGCTGTCTGAGCGCCTTGCGGCACTTCGCGCACCATCATCCCGCGCTCCACCAGCATGTCATAAACCGTCGCGTAGCGCGCGCGCTCCCAAATTTCTGTGGACCAAAACTCGCCAACCCACTCCGCACCTTGCCCTGCCAGCGTGCTGGCATCTAATTCGTTCGCCTTGATCGCGGGGTGGAGCGCGGATTTGATTGCCTCGCTGCTGGACGTGTCAGCGGCGCGGCGCAGCTTCGCAGACATGGTGCGGATGTAGGCGTCGCTCAGCACCTGCCCCAACGTGGCATTGGGGAATGTTTTTTGCACGTGGCCTATCATGAGCATAGCAGTCAACGCCATGTCCGAGCCTGTCAGGTGGGCGAAGCGGCGCTCCTCCCCGACGCTCAGGCGCGCGCTTTTGGCGCTTGCATCAGCGTCCTCATAAGCGCCACTGGGCAGGGTGCGCGGCGCAGCTTGGCGCGCCTGGGCAACGACGCCCTTGACCAGCTGACGCGCTTTGGCCCGCTTGGCCTCGCGGGCCTGCATGACCGCGTGGATGGCGGCGCGGAGCGCGTGGCGCTTTTGCTCGTCATCCATCTCATCGTCTTCATGCTCGACCTTCGCCTCGTCCGCCATCTCTTCCATCATGGCAGCCTGGGCTACTTGTTGTTCTTCTTCGGTGAGTTCCATCTCGGCGCTCAAGGCGCTTAAAATCTCTTGCAGGACGGCAGCGAAGCGCTGGCGTTGCTCCTCGGTGATGTTCATTTCGTAACCTCTCATCTGTGCTATTGTTTGTAGGGGTTGTACTGCTGTTTGCAGCGCCTCGGCGCGGGTCTGTGCTGGGCTGGATGCCCCTTGCAACCCCATAACCGCCTTGCGCAATGTTTGAATCTCCGTCCCGTCTGGCTCTGCGGGCGTCAGGGTAACGCTGCCCTCGATGATGTACCAGCGGTCGATGTGACCATCGGTGCTGGTCTCGACGGCTTGGGGGAGCGCGCCGCTGCTAAAATGGGCCTTGCCAGTCCCCAGCAGCGCGTCGACCGCCTTCACCGCAAGTTCGGCAGCGCGCCGCGCTTCGTCACGATTAAGGGTCTTGCCCTGGCGGGCCGCTTGCTCTTCCAGCATGCGCTCATAATCGCGCACGTCATAAAGTCGCCCCTCGACGTAAAGGCCAATCTCGTCCTCACTGGAAAAATCGAACAGCCCGATGGGAATCGCCTTGAAGCGACGATCATTTCCATGCTCGACGAGGATTGGCTTGCCTACAATGGGAAAAGAGGTGAGGTTTAGATCGGTTGCTTTGCTAAAGTATTCCCCGTGCAGATCAAGATCGCCCGCTTGGGTAAAGCGCAAAAGGTAGCCCCCAATGCGCCGCTCACTCGCCTTGATTTGGATTTGACCACCACGTACCTGACGCATAACCAATCCTTATCCCTCGCCGTAAGCCTATCACAGGTCTCGCTTTGCTGTCAATCATCCGCGCCTTACCGACGCCAGATCGCCCTGCTCCGCCTCTAGCGTCGGCTCCAATCTGCACTTGCAAAACCGCTTGCATATAAGGTTGTTCGATCCTGGCGTAAAGCCCGCCTGCCGATACGCCTCTAATGTGTGGACTTGACCAGCGAGGTCAAGGCACGATGGGCAATGCTCAGCATCGCCAAGCGTCCACTTGTAACGCTGATTGCGAGCAAGCAGCCCGATAAAGCCGACGGGCCGCTCCTGTTGCGCGCGCGCCAGCCCCATGTCGTAGCAGGGCCTCACCGAGCCAGTCCACCAAAGCCGCGCCTTATCCTCCAACTGCGCCGCGCTTAGATCATCATCAAGGTAAATGTGAGCCAGCAAATCTGACAGATAGGACGCTTGATCCTCCAGGTGGCGCGCAAGTTCATCGCGGGCGTCGTCGGGCAGGCTAAGCACATCATCCACGACATACCCCCCATTGCGCATGCCCTCCACATAGGCCCTGCCACAATAATCCTCCAAGTGGCGCGCGAGGGTCGTGCTGGCCTGGGCGCGGGATAGCTCGCGGTTGTCGGCGCGCTCCATTTCTAAAGCCCAGGCTCGGCGGAAGTCGGCTTCAAGCGCCGTAAGGCTTTTGATCCAATCCGCTTCGAGGCACTCCAGGCGATTAGGCTGCAAAAAGGCCTTTGCATCACGGTAAACCTCGAAGAAGCAACCCTTACTTTGCGCGTCTTGCAAGGCCCAGCCCCAATGCCCCTCTAGGTAGCGCGGGGCGAAGGGTTTGGTTTTGCCATCCTTCACCCGCCTCGCCCACACCTTTAGCTCGTGCAAGGCGGCGGCGCGATCCCAGGATGGGGCGCAGTCATGGTGTGTGTGGTCGGCGTCGGCGGAAGCGGGGTGCTGGCAGGCGCATGCCCCTTTCTGGTTGTCGGCGTCGGCAGCATCCATCTGCTGGACGCGCGCACGCGCCCAGGCGTAACCAGGATCACCCCCCCACAAAGCCCACGCGATGCGGCCCGCGCTAGGATACCCGCCTTCGCCAGGCCTCCATCCCTCCGCCCGCGCGTCCGATTGGTGGCGGTCGAAGTAGGCCTTCATGCGCCGTACCGTCTCAGGCGAAAGGTTGCGCCGATGGATAATGTCCCGCGCGCGCGCCACACCAACGACTGTCCCGCCCCTCCCATATTCCTGACGCCATGCCAACCCCCGCTTGGCTTCTTCGATCATCCCGTCTGTCGGATGAAAATCGATGTGGTCATAGCGCGCGGCTTTGTCGGGCTGCGGGGCGCCGCTGAAGGTCTCGGCGTCCTGCGGGGCGGTGGGCTGTGGCGCGCCGTGGATCATCGGAGCGGCAGCATCAGGCAATGCACCAAGCCCAACTTGCTTGCGAACCTCGTTAAGGGTCGCTACGCCAGATCGGTAAAGCGTCTCCGCAAGCTGCGCCCGCGCCAGATCGGTCTCGGTGATCCTTTGGTAGGGTGAGGTGTCGAACTCGAAGCGGGTTTCCCCTGTCGGATCGAAAAAGGGCATGATTTGGTAGTTGATATATTCCTGCACGTCGGCAGCGAAGGGAAGGATGGTCGTCTTGAAAAAGCCATACATCACCTCATCGCCGTCTTTGTAGCTTGACGCACTGCTGTCGCCTGCCATAGCGAGCGGCACGCCGAAGGCCATAAAGACCTGGCGGGTGATGCTCTCGTCGATGGTGTATTGAGCCGTTACATCTGGGGGATCGATTTGCAGCACCTCGATTGCGCGGTGGACGACCATCGCGCTAAAAGCGTTGTCAGTCCCCTTGTGATTGCCGCGCAGCACATCTAGCATGCGGGCTTGGTCTTGCGGCGTCCAGGCGTCATCGCCGCTAGGGCTGATGACCATGTCAGGGCGGGCGTAGTTGACGAAGAAGGCGCGGAGAAAACGCTGCAAATTGCGCTTGATGTTGATTATGTCCATCGCGCTAGTTGGCACGCCAAGCCCGCGCAGGTCACGCGCGGGGTGAAAACTATGCCAATAGGCAACCTCATCGGGCTGTAGCAACGACATGGACTGCCCGTCCCAACTATAGCTGTAATGATCGATTGTGCCATTGATCTCATAGGGCATGACGCCCAGGGGGTTCAACCGCCTGATGATCCGTAAGCCATCTTTGAGCGGTGATTGCAGCTTGTGGCAGTACACCTCCCCGTACAGCTGATAATCGCTCGCGATGGCGCGCAGGATGGGGGTGTTAAAATGGCGGCGATGGTGCTGGAAGGCCCATTGAAGGGGGTGGCGCGGGCGCACGTCTTCGCTGCTGGCAACGACCTCATCGTCGGAGCGGTCGTATCCAGGGTTGCGCAGGATCACCCATCCCATGCCGTTAAGCGCATTGCCGATGAGATCAACGGCACGCCTTACCGCAATCACCGTCTGGTATGCCAGTGCCGATCCCGCTGAGGTGCGCGCTAAGTCGGCATTTGGGTAGGTCGTCGAGCCAGCCCAGACGGGCCACGCGCCTAGATTTTTAACCTGCTTGCCCTTGCGGCCCATATTACACCATCCTCGTGATCCCGTAATAAGCCCACATGCGAGCATCCACCGTGTCGTCATGCCCCCCATCAGGGTGCGTGTACGCCCAAAGGCCCGTCGCTGTCTGGCGTGTGGTGTACGCCAGCATCTCGCGTGTAGCATGGGGATCGTCCAACAAGCGCAGGTGGTCGCGGTGCAGGCCATTGTAAAGCGCGGTTACCAGCTTAGCTTTGAGGGGCGCGGTCATGGTGCGCGGCTCGATGGTGATCTGCAATCCAGCGCTCTCAAGCTCTGCGGCGAGGCTCTCGACGTTAGACGACGCCGAGTTTCGCTCGACGACCAGTTTGCAGACGCCCCAGGCGCGGCAGGCGTCCACGATCTGCGCGCGCATGGCCAGCCACGACATTTGACGCCAGCGCCCCAGATACACCTCCCGATTGTCCTCAACGCACATGATCGACAGGACGGTGTAATCATCAGCTTGCCCCCAGTCCACGCCCCCGATATACGTTTTGGTCGCGTCATAGGTAGCAGGCTCGTCAGTGAGAGCGTGCGACAGTTGACCGAACACGTTCCCGCCTGAAACGATAAATGCCTGCATTGCGCTTTCGGGGTATTCTTGCTGAAACAGGGTAGCGCCAATCTCGTCGATCTTGTGACGACGCCACGCAATCTGCCCATCGCTTAGCCCGTGTTGCTTCTGCAAGCGCCGTTCATCGTCGGTTAGGTCAAGGGGGGCTGATACTGGCAAGCAGTAATCAGGCGACCACCACCATTCATAGAAATGCAGTTTCCAGATACCACGCCCGTTCATCGCCTCCATGCAGCGGTCGTAAAACCAGCCCTGTGCGCCGTTTGCGGTGCTTTCCAAGATGACTACCCCAGACGGGGTGAGCGACTGCATAGCGCCCGCCATGATGGCTTCTGCATCTCTCCAAAACGCTACCTCAGAGGCGTGGATGTGCGAGGTCGTTGTGCCGCGTGCCGCGTTTGGGCTACCAGCGGTCAAGATGAGCGCCTCGCTGCCAAAGTCGGGATAGGTGGCCAGCGTTGCATTGGCAAGCTCGCGGCGGGGCTGGAGGTTTGCGGGCATATTGGCATGGAAGCGATCGGCCATGCGCCTTAGCGCTTGCGTGGTTGTATCCAAGTGGGCCATCGTCAAGGTAGTACAAGATGACGTGACGGCAGCTTTGTACCACAACCCCTGGATGAGCGTAGAGAAGCCAAGCTGGCGCGCCTTCAGGATAATATCGCGTCCCGTTCGGTTGCGCAAAAAGTGCGCTTGTGCGGCGTTCAGCTTCAGCGGCACAAGCCGCTTTTGCTTGTCCTGAATTTTGAGAAACGTCGACAGAAATAGTTCGTCGTCTACAAAGGCACGTGCCGCCTGCTTAGTCGCTTTCGTTGTCGTCGACATTGGCTACCTGCATTGCTTCCAAAACCACCTGCTGCCAATTAACCGTTCCGCTGTGCTTGTTCTCGACCACGCGCCGCCCCCAGCCTTCGGGGTCTCGTCGCTCAAGCAGCGCCAAAGCCGCACGCCAATCCCCATCGTCAGCGGCTTTGCTTATCCGCCCGACAAGGCGAATTGTAGCTGTTGCCAAAGCCTTTTGGGTCAACTCGCGGAATTCCTCTTTTTCGTTTATCCAGCGAAAATAAGTGCCTTCGTCAACGCCTGCATATTTGCAAGCGTCCTTGATCTTTGCCCCTAACCGCAGGGCGTCAGTGATATCCTTAACTACCTCAGGGCTGTACTTCGGTTTTCTTCCCCGCTTGCGGGGGGTGTTGGGTGTGGTCATGAGAAATCCTCCAGTTCGGGCGTCAGGCCCGCAAGGGCGGCGCACTCCAAGATGACAGCGAGATATTCGGGCGCTATTTCCATCCCGTAGCAGACACGACTTGTCTGCTCTGCTGCAATCAGCGTCGTGCCGCTGCCCAAAAAGGGATCAAAAACAAGCATCCCTCGCTCAGTCGAATTTTGGATAAGCAGGGCGATGAGTTCAACGGGTTTGGTCGTCGGATGCAAGTCGCTGCGAGTGGGCCTGTCGATTTCGATGACCGACGTTTGAAACCCACCATAAAACTTATGCCCACCGTCTTTCCATCCGTACATAATAGGCTCGTGCTTGTAAGCGTAATCGGCGCGCCCCAACACGTGGTTGTTCTTAACCCATATCAATTCATGAAGTGGTTCTATTCCAGCTTCACTCATCATCATCATCATCATCATTTGATCACCTCCCTGGGGCATAAAGCAGTAGACTGCCGCGCCGGGAGTCATGATCTGATGCGCCAAAGTAAAGGCTGTTTTCCAAAGTTTTTTTAACCCATCTTTATCTAAGTGATCGCCTTCTATGCGATCCTCAATACGCTTGCCAAAGGTAACCGAATTCAAGAACGCATTTTTGTCCGCATAGCTTACCCCATAGGGCGGGTCGGTAACCATCATACCTGCCCGTTTGCCGTCCATGAGCCGCTTTACGTCGTCTTCGGCGGTGCTATCCCCGCACATGACGCGATGCACGCCCCGCCCCGACTTACTAGGCACACGCCAGACCTGCCCGCGTGCCGTCTGCCACTTCACCTGCAATTCGGCGGCACGGTTCGGCAGATCGTTCACCAGTTCGCCAGCCGCTTGCAAGGGGTTATCAAGCAGCTGGTATTCTTCGCGCATCCCGTCAAGCAGTTCTCTTAACCCCTCGTTCGTTGTATCTATCGTTGCTATCAAATCAGCCAAAATCGGCTTATCGTATTCGGCCAGGTAGGTGATGTAATCGAACGTAGCAAGGGCCTGCCGAGCTTCATCTTCGGTCAGATCAACGACGATGTGTGGCACTGGGGTATCGTCGCCTAAAGCGAGCGCTTGCCAGACGCGCTCGTGACCATCCAGTAGATACCCATTGGTAAGCTCAATGACTGGGGCGATCCAGCCCAGGGTATCGAGGGAGACCTTGAGAGCGCGGCGTTGTTTGTCAGGGTGTCGGCGAGGGTTTTGGGGATTGGCCAAAAACTCCGCCGCTGCCTTGATGCCGCTTTTGACGATCCTTTGCTTAAAAGCCTGCACCTGATTGTATGTCATATCACGCTCCGAGGATTTATCCATATCGTAACATAACATGGTTGCTGATGTCAAACATGGACAATCAGTCAGCACCCTCAAGATCAAACAGTGATTTTTGCGTAGTGCTGCTAGACGGCTTGATGCAGCTGGGGCTAAACCAAATGACCTCGCGCGCTTTGTTAACGCGCCCGCGTCCTCCAGCGAGATTGCCCAAGCCCCCATGCGCCTGCCAGCGATAGGCTGCCCAGCGGATGAACTCGATGCACTCCCTACACAGCCAATTGCCCTTGCCAGGGTACACCTGGCCCAGCAGCGTCGCCGGCTTTTTGCACCCTGGGCAGACCTGGCGCATGTCCACCCCAGGCAACGTAAGCTGCTTCACGGTGGTGTCACGAGCCATGCTTCAATGCCTTTCGCTCTGGCTGCCTGGTAGAGCGTATGCGTCCCCAGGCTGCGCCCGTTCCAGATGCACAGCACCTTGTCCGCTAGGCTCAGTATGTAAAGGTCGCGCTGGTAGTAATTGGTGATGCGCTCCACCTCTGCATCCACCCACATATGCCCGCTCTTGGTGATCTGCGTGCGGTCTCGCATGACCTGAGACAGGCGCTCGTAGCGGATGCCGATGCCCTGCGCCCCGTTGCGCGGATCGTCATTTAGGCCAAACACGCGGCACAGTATGTACAGCTCGGCGTTTGCTGCGTCCTGCTGGACGTGCGGATGATGGTGATGCAAGGCAGTGGCCGCCTTAGCCACCGCGCTGTCAACGCCCACCGCATCCCCGACCACGATTGTCCAGCCCAGCGAGTAAGCCCGCGCAACGGCGCGACGGGCATAGTCCAACATGGCGGGTGTGGCGGCTCTGCTGCCGCTGATAAGGAGGGTGGTCATCGCCTCACCTCCCCTCTGTGCCGCGCCAGCACCGCCTCCAGACGGGCGCGCCGCTGCTCCTCTGCGCTGGCCCGCTTGGGCTTGATCTTGATGCACGCCAGGCAGCGGGCAAACGGCCTGCGACCTGGCAGCCTGTAGACCGGTTGCCCACAGGCACACAACGGGGTGGGTGCTGGGTGATACGTCATGCCAGCACCTCCATCACGGTCGTCGTGATGGTGTATCCATCTTCGATTTGGCTCATCCCTCATCCTCCACCAAATGAATCAGGCCGAGGCGCTCAAACACCTCATATGCCTGGGCAATGGATACTTGTGGAAATATCTGGCGGGCGATGGCGCTCACGGGGTGGTGGATGGCTTCCAGGCGGCCCATCTGGTAGTGGCCCGCACAACCGACATGCTCATCGCGGACGGTGTGCTGGTGACATTCCTGGGCGCGGTCTTCGCTCGCCCAGGTGGCCTTGAGTTCTGCCAGCCGCTCAGGGGGGATGGGGCTGTGCGCCCCGAAGATGCAGGTCGAGCAGC